GATACTATTATTTGATAATCCAATACCCCCCAATTCTTCAGCTCCTAATGATCTTGCAATACTATATTTTTTATTTTGCATCAATTCCCTTGATCTTACAGGCCATCCGCTTATATCAATTGTAAAAATTACTCGTTTATTCATTTTTGAGCCTCCATATGTTTAATCCATAAGTTTACAATTTCAAATTGCAATTCATAGCTTGCATAAAACCACGCATGAGTATACTGCCCCAATGCTTGCATCACAACCTCACGATCCCCACGCAATTCCTCACTGGCATACTCCAACGCACGCCCATCCTGCTTGACCGCTTCTATCACTACCTCACGATCATTTTTCAGGTCTTTGCTCGCATATCGCAAACAGTATCCATCCTGCTTGACCGCCTCGAGTACAACCTCACGATCATTTTTTAATTCTTCACTGGCATACTCCAACGCATACTCCAACGCATGCCCCCAGTCTTTGACCGCTTCCATGACAAACTCACGATCCCCACGCAATTCCTCACTGGCATACTCAAACGCAGGCCCCCAGTGTTTAACCGCTTCCATGACCACCTCACGATCACCACGCAATTCCTCACTCGCAGATTCCAAGGCAAGACCATACCTTTTAACAGCTTCCAGCACAACCTCACGATCACCTTGCAATTGCTTACTGGCATACAAAACCGCAAAACCATCGTGTTTCACTGCTTCCATGACGAGTTCACGATCACCACGCAATTCGTCACTAGCATACAAAAACGCACTAGTATCATTTTTCACTGCTTCTAGCACTTCTTCTTTTGTACTGTTTTTATTTATCATTTTTTTTCCTCCATATGTTCAACCCATAAGTTTGCAATTTCAAATTGCAACCAATCGCTTGCATATTTACACGCATATACATTTTGCCTCATTGCTTCTATCACCACCTCACGATCACCTTGCAATTCCTCACCGGCATACAACAACGCAAAACCATCGTGTTTCACTGCTTCCATGACAACCTCACGATCACCACGCAATTCCTCACTGGCATACTCCAAGGCAAGACCATACCTTTTAACAGCTTCCAGCACCACCTCACGATCACCTTGCAATTCCTCACCGGCATACAACAACGCAAAACCATCGTGTTTCACTGCTTCCATGACGAGTTCACGATCACCACGCAATTCGTCACTAGCATACAAAAACGCACTAGTATCATTTTTCACCGCTTCCATGACAACCTCACGATCACCTTGCAATTGCTTACTGGCATACTCCAACGCACAACCAAACTCTTTCACTGCTTCTAGCACAAACTCACGATCACCTTGCAATTGCTTACTGGCATACTCCAACGCATGGATATTCTGCCTGAATGCTTCCAGCACAACCTCACGATCACCACGCAATTCATCAGACGCAAACCTCAACGATGAAGCAGACTCCATAATGGCTTCCAGTACAACTTCACGATCCTCTTTTAATTCCTGACGTGCATACTGCAACGCGTAACCATCATTTCTAACGGCTTCCATCACTTCTTCTCTTGTACTTTTTTCATCTATCATTTATTTTCCTCCATTCACAACATTTTTTTCGACAAACATTGTTTTGCTTTGACATCTTAGATATCTATTCGTTTTTAATTCATAATCCATATTGATTTGATCTGGGTTTATTTCAATTCCCCATGAAGTAACCCTATAAGGCCGTCCACGCCTATCTATAAGAACACCATCGATGTCTATACTAAGAGCAAGACCGTTGTCGTAGTAAGCCCATGCATCACTATAGAACTCATAGAACTTTGAATCGTTACCAAGTTTTTTACTTCCTTTAATTTGTATTTTTGTACCGTATTCATTGTTTTTTTTTACAAATTTATCAAAAATAAAAAATTTAATTGCAAAGATAACTGCAATAATTCCACCTAACTTCAATATTCACCTCCGTATTTAATTATGAACCACCCCATAAAAATCAATACAATCCAATAGCTAAGGCCAAACAATGCCATAACGCTTAATATACACGATATTGTGATTCCTATTGCCGCTAGTCTTGGGCGCATCGATACTCAACCCCAACAATAACACCATCACGAATCTCAGTTATTTGCATCTCTGTATTTATTATCATTTTTTCAACCTCCATAGTTTTGTTATTAACATATTAATATATAGTATTGCTGTTGTCAATACGTATTATAATATATTTGCTTTTCTCTTAAAAAGTTTTGTATAATATTAAAATATGGTTGATGTTTTACATATACATAAGGTATTGCCGGTGTCTAATATAAGAGCCAACAAAGGGCAATTAATAGAAAAGGGCATACCAACAAATCCAAGAAAAATAACAAAAGATAAGTATAACTTATTGTTGCAGTCATTAGAGAAGAGCAACCTAACACAGATAAGGCCACTTGATGTTATAGAGCATGATGGTAAGTATATTGTGTTGTCAGGGAACCAGAGGCTTAGAGCATTAAAAGAGCTAAAAATTAAAGAAGTTCCATGTAATATATTGAGGGATGATTTAGAGCCAGAGACTTACAGACAGATTGTGTTACAGGCTAACACGAACTATGGGGAACATGACGATGATCTATTGGCGAATGAGTGGGATGCGGTAGAATTGCATGAGTGGGGGTATGATTTGCCAGACTGGGAAGATGTAGAGCAATATGGGGAGGAGTTTCAACTTAAAGATGGGGAAAAAGAAGGGCTTCAACAAATAACATTTACTTTAGCTGACGAACAGGCTGAAATTATAAGAAATAGAATAAATGAATTTAAAAAAACTGATGAGTATAAATATTTAGAAACGTTTGGCAACCAAAATGCCAATGGCAATGCATTGTATGGATTAATCAATGTCAAAAGTTAAAAATATTATTATAAAAGTAATACCGGCTCAAAAAGCCAACGAATTTATAAAAAAAAATCATTATTCGGGAAAAATTGTCAATAATAGCGTATTACATTTTGGCTGTTTTTTAAATTCAAATTTAGAAGGCGTGTTATCGTATGGTTCACCATTGGACAAAAGAAAAGTCTTAAATTTAGTAAAAACATCAAATGTAGGTGAAAAGCAAAAATGGCATGAAATGCTTGAACTTAACAGAATGGCATTTACTGACACATTGCCTCGTAATAGTGAAAGTCGATGTATTGCGATATCTATTAGGTTAATCAAAAAAAATGCTCCCCATATTAAATGGATATTAAGTTTTAGTGATGCTACACAATGCGGCGATGGCACAATATACCGGGCAAGTGGTTTTAAATTAACTAGCATTAACAAGAACTTTAATTTAGCAAAGCTCCCATGTGGCGCTATTATTCATAAAATGACATTAGAAAGTAACCCAATCGTTAAACGTAAAGAATTAAGCAATAAATCATATTATGATTTGACAGGCGGTAAAAATAATTTTTCGTTATTTTTAAAAAAAATAAATGGAGTATCACTACCGGGTTATCAATTAAGATATATATTGCTTATAGATCAAACAGCATCAATTACTGTGCCAATTATCCCATTTTCAAAAATAGAAGAGATAGGTGCTACAATGTATAAAGGCGTTTCTGGTGTAAATAAAAGCACATCTAGTGACCAGCTAGAAAGAGGCGGGGCAGTACCGACCGAAACGCTCCAAAATGAATTGACCGCCAAGGGATTGAAAGTGAGTGTTAAGTCATGAGTGAGTTTATATATGCTTTTATTGTATTGTACGTGATTCACAAGCTATGGCAGTTTTTTAATTATATATATGCAGAACATAAAATTAAGATCGAAAAATCAAAATGGGCGCAAAAAAAACAGTCTGAATTAATGCATTGCAACAAAAATATATATATACAAATGTATTTAAAGGGAAAATTATGAACACAATAAAAATTAATTATAATTATGATACCGATGAGACAAAGATTCAATTTAATGAAGAGTTTAATTCTTTGCCAGTGATCCATCAATTAGACGCAATGAAAGATGGTCTATGCTTACTTGAGGAAAGATATAATACATTATTGCATAATTTTAATGAGCAATTATTGACGCGTGAAGAAGTAAATCAAGGGGCTGATATGAATGATATTGAGGTCAGGGATTAATGGCGTATAACACCGAAGAACTATACCAAATGGCACTCAAAATTATTAAAGAACGTGAGGTAAGAACCATTGAAGGGGTTATTGCACTAATGCCATGCTCTAAACCGACATTTTATGATCATTTTACCGTAGGATCTGACGAATTTAACGCCATTAAAAGAGAATTAAATAAAAAAAAGGTTGAGGGAAAAGAGAGATTGATTCGTATGATGGGGTCAATCACTCATGGGTCACCTGCTGAACGAATTTTTCTTTACAAGTTATGGGCGGACAAAGAAGAAAAAGAGGCGATATACGATACAAGTATTAGAGCGCAGGTGGAGCCACCAAAACATGAAATAACGTTGAATTTAGTTAAAGATGAAGAAGAACAAGATGGGCAAGAAGGAAAATGAAAAAATGGCTTATACAAAAAAACAAATTGATGAAATTACGGAAATAATGCATGAGGCAATTAGAGATTTGGGGAATAAAGCTTTAGAAGATCAATTTAAAATAGGGGCTATTGTTTCAAAAGAACTGTGTAAAAAAGGAGTAAAAAATGCAAACAACACAAAAACACATTGATATTATTGAGTCTTTAAGATTGAGAGCGATAAAAGACAAGTCGTTACTTAATGGATCTTTGACGTTAGACGAAAAAAACAGATTTAGTGTGGCTATACAAGGATTGGAAGCAACTAAAAAACGTATGCAAATATCACTAAAAGAGCAAGAAAAAGCAAACGTTATTGAGGAGTTAGAGAAACTCAATGCTTGATATTATTTTAAGTGATTTATGGGATAGTCTTGATCTATTAATTACATGTGTAATTGTAACTGGAACTATAATTTTGAATACTTTTATTGCTTTTAGAATAATGTTTATGGTTCAAAATTATCAAGACCCAATAAATGCATTTAAGAAAGAAAGCAATCCAATCGAAGACGTTTTTAAAAATAACGAAGAGTATAAAAAAATTAATGCCGTTTAGACGTGGGTTCGAAATTAATAAAAAATACAAATTTAAAGATGACGATGGCCTTTATACCTTTATTGGTATTACATCTCAGACGAACCAATCTCGTGCATGTCTTGTATTTCTTGATACTGAGCGACATAAGAGACGCAGAATTAAAATCGAAAAAGCTAAAGAGCTAATAATACATGAAAGCAACACTTAATTATAATCAATCAATTATTTTTAATGCCATATTTAATGAAGATATGACAATAAAGCATGACTGCCCTAGAGAAATAGCTTTTTGGGGCGGTTATGGCAGCGGTAAATCGTGGGTGTCAATCTTAATTGCTTACTACTTATGCTATAAACATCCAAACGTACAATTATTGATGACACGTTATAGTTATCGACAACTTAAAGATACTTGTATTGTTCAGTTTATTAATGCGTTTCCACCTGAAAAATATGGCTATACGCACATGAAAGCCGATCATGAGTTTGAATTTCCGAATGGAAGCAAGATTATTTTTAGGTCATTTGACGACCCACGAAAAATATTGAGTAGCAGTTATGATGCCGTCATTATGTGTCAGG